TGTCATAGTCTTCCTGTTTGGCCATACGGGTGCCAGAAGAAGGCTCATACTCATACTCTGTAGGAGCATAGTCACGAATGATTGACTTCAAGAGTTTGAACTCTTGCTTCATAGAGTAGTGAACGCGAGCCTGCACAGCAGACATCGTTTTCAACTGGCGCTCTAACAAAGCCAGAGTAGTACCAACCGGCGCGTTAGCAGACATATCGCTGATGTTCATGTCAGCAATAGATCCCAAACGTCGGCCCTCTTCAGTGACTTTATCCAACAAACCAGCCAACACTTGTGACGGCTCCTTGTATGGAAGCGTCATGATGTTGTCTTTGATAGAGCCGCTTGGTACGTCTACGTCACGGAACTCACCCGGAGCGATAGGAGTGTCGTCTCCTTTAACTCGCAGGCCGCGTGACTTCAAGCCGCCGGGCAAATTACTTAACGTGCCAGCGTCGATAAGCTGTCTAATAAGAGATGTGCCGGCTCGGGCATAACCACCAATAAGATGTATGAAACCAAAACCATAAGCACCAAAGCCGGGTATGTAATCGTACTGGACAAAATGCTGGCGCTTAAGGCAGAGCTCATCATCCTCAGCCCAGTTACGGTAGATAGATAAAACCTTGCTAGTGCCGACGTCAATCGTAACAATGTATGGCTTAGCAATTCCATCTTCGTCTTCATAGCCCGGCAGATCGTAGTCAACTTGGATTTCATAAATTTGATAACGGTCGTCGTCATTCAGTGAGTAGCCCTGTTCGTCGGCTTTCTTCTTTTCAACGTCTGTGTGCAAAATGCTAGGCTCGCCCAGATCTACATCACGGTAGAAGCCTGCAACTTGCAGCTTTTTAATTTCATTCTTAGACTTGCGCATGATGTGAGTCACGCGCTCAGCAGTACGTGAACCACTAGAGCCGTAAGGAATAATCACATCTTCAGCTGGCGCATACACAGCAGTCTGGCGGCCAAGACTTGGATCGTAGTAAACCTTTTTAAAGGCAGATCCAGCAAGACCCAAATTAAACAATAAACGCTCATGCTCAGGGCGATACTCAGGCATCTGCTCCGTGAGTTTGTAGTTCATGTCTTCTTGGACGCGAGCTGCCGCCTCAGTTTTAAGACGGTCAATTGCACCGATAATTTCCGTCTTGACCGGGCCCGCAGCTGGGAACGTTTCAATGATAGTTTCACTTTGGAAACGAACAGCCGCCTCGGTGAGTATGGTTGAGAATACGCCACAAGCTCCATTCCAAGGCTCCGTCCTCTCTTCATACTTCATCCCCAAAACGTCTAAACCTTTGACATACATCTCCACCCAATCGCGGCGAGAATTAATGTCGGCTGATACTTCTTCAATCAGATCAGAACCAATCGTGGCCAGTGTTCCATCGTCAATGAACTCAGCCAAGTTGTCGTCAAACTCATCTCCCCCGCCCGTAGGTGGAGTCAGATCAATTTCAATCCCATCTATCTCAATAGACATAGATTCAGGATTCTCAACTTCAATTTCAATTTCTGGGCCTTCCAGAGCTTCGATGCCAACGGGCATTTCGTATAAAGATTTTTCCATGCGAGCCTCAATAGTAAGAGTGCTTTTTTCTAAAGCCGACTAGATCTTCGCGCTCGTCTGAATCAAGCCGCAAAAATCCACCTTGTCTGAAACGAATCAATGCCTGTACGCAAGCGTCAACCAAGTCATCATGGTCAGCGTTCGGAAACGCAGCCATTTGCTCGATCAACTCGTGCGCCCACCTCGTATCAGGTGCCCATACTTTACCCGACTTGAATAAATCAGTCACTGAATTTAGACGTACAAACTTGTCATTTCCCCGGGACGGCGTGTATTCACTCACCACAATTCCCATTCGGCGAAGCTCAAAAATCAGCGGTGCGCCAGCGGCTTTAGCTTCCACAACAAAAGCATCAGGCTCCCAATCTTTATAGTGGTTGAAAGCTTTTTCCTTCAATTCAGGAAACTCCATCCTTTTCTGAAAAGCGTCCAAGAGAATGATGTTGATGTCCTCGGGGTTCTCATTCAAGTGAAACACGCCTAAAGTCACGCACGCAGAATAGTCACTTCGCTCATTCTTCGTAAATGCCGTGTCCCAACTTTGAATGATGAACTCACACCTCGGAGGATCTTCACTCTCCCATTTCTTCCACCACTCTCGCTTAACTAACGCACCCTCTTCACCTGTAGGCTGCTGTTGATACTGAGCATTCCACTTCATTGGTGGAAGTTCATCACGCAACGCCTCTAATTCTTCTAAGCTCCAAAACTCTGGCCACAAAGGTTTGCCGCTCGGCATGATTGCTGGGAGTTCAATTACCTCCCACTCCTCACCTTTATCCCTACTTGCTGCATCTTTGATGATCCTACCAGTCAGGTCTTTTTCCGACCAACGGGTCATCACGACAACAATAGCTCCCCCCGGCTGGAGACGCTGACGAGGGCCAGATGTATACCACTCGTAAACTTTATCAAAAACAGTAGGGTCGCCTTGAGCTAATGCCGCTTCTTGTTCAGAGTGTGGATCGTCAATAATCAATAGATCCGCACCTTTACCCGTCACAGTACCTTGAACGCCGATAGCGAAGTACTCTCCACCACCACTAGTAGCCCAACGGCCAGCAGCTTTTGAGTCCTGACGGAGAGCCACATTAGGAAAGACTTTTGCGTACTGCTCAGAGTCAACTAAGTTACGCACCTTTCGACCGAAACCAACGGCAAGGTCGGCGGTGTTTGAACACTGAATGATCTTCTTATTAGGGAACCGGCCAAGGAACCAAGAGGGAAGTAGATAGCTAGCAAATTCTGACTTCGTATGACGCGGAGCCATGTTGATAATCAATCGCTTAATTTTCCCGTTGGCGATGTCTTCAAATTTTTTTGCCATCAACGAGTGGTGACGACCACCCACAAATCCCGGCCACATTGTCTTGATATATTCCATAAAAGACGCCTGCGACCGCTCCCGCACAATCGCGCTCTTATATTCCTCCACCTCAGCCAAGAACATATCCCTCTCGTTCTCAGGCAGACTATCAATCAATTCTTCAAGTTTCATTCTTGCGGAGCCAAAAAATTTTTATACAGCTTCGTAAGTCATCTCAAAAATGTCCGGCTTGCATGGATAGCACTCGCCCTTAACGCCAGTAATGATCCAGTCTCCGGGCGTGACAATGTGCTCACCTTCCAGCGTGTAAACTTTTCCAAAACCTTCTTCTCGGTCGTGCTTCTCTACAGCAGGATGGTCGCCCATCTTGAACCACTGCGTCGCTTCAATCACTACAGGTTTTTTACGGTACTTTGCCATGTTCACTCCAGATTCCTAAAATTGATGTACACCGGTCTAATCGTCCTACCCTGTCTATCAACCTTCTTTATAACACCTATATTCACAAGCCGCTTAATTATTTTTGAAGTATTTGACATACTCATCTTGCCACGCTGATGTGCAATGTCCCTCAAAGACGGGCTAAACCCATACCTCTTCCACCATTCATCAATGATTAAGAACACTTCCTTCTGTACCGGCGTCATATCCAACTCCATACATTCATCATAAGTTTTGTCGCTTTTACGCGACACCATCTTCTTGTTGATCTCAATCTTCATATCGCAGAATAATTTAAATTTTTCTACAGAATCACTTAAATTTTTCTAGAAAATTTTTTGCAGAATAATTTAAATTTTTCTAGCCGGGGGTGTTTCCATATCCGAGGGGGTGGGGTCGGCATCCTCAGAATTTGAAAGGGGTGGGGGCTGCTCGAAATCTTCCGGATCGGATTCAAGATCAGATCGTTCGGGTGGAATAGTATGTAATAGACTTTGGGACTCCGACTGGTCGGTTGGGGGGGTCGGGGAGGGGTGGGTATCGCCCGCCAACTCGCGCAAAAGGGTGTCCGCCTCGATGACTGTCGCATCCTCTGCGCCCGCCTTGAGCATATCGCGCAACTGCCCCATGATCTTCGCCTTGGTGTCTTCGCTCGAACGTATGGTGCGAATCTCCTTGCGCTCGGTGAATGCCGCCACTTCGGTGACTGTCCCCAACACCTTAGCCGCTTGGACTTTGGTGGCTTGTTTGGCTTCCGGGTCAATCACGACTTGAACCAAGGATTGAATTACAAGCTCCCTCAAAGCCGCAGGGGTGCGATGTTTTGCCGCCTCAATTGCCAGCTTGTATGCCTCGACCTCTTGGACGATCCTTGGGTCATTCGCCAGTACATAAGGATCTTTGGCAAGGCTAGAGGGTTTGGCGTCTGCCTTGTATGCTTTGCGGTAGGCGTCAACCTTCTTTGAGCCCTTTGCCAACTCCCTTGCGAAGTTCTGCATCTTCGGGGTTAACTCCTTTGAGGAAACGCCTAGAAGCTCAGTCATAGGCACTTGCTCTAGCCCTTCCTTGATCTGCTTTCTTGTGAGTGTTTTCATGTGTGTGCTCTCCTATTGGATTGGGGGAACAATCAGCAAAACTGTGCCGCTTCGCTAGTTCCCGATTCGGGGCGATTGGAACAGAAAAATTTAAAGTTTTCTAGCCCCTTTAGGCAGCTTGTTTCTGTACTACTTTGGTGCTCAGTTTGTAAACCGCTTTTACCATGATTTTGTAATACTTAACTCTACTTAGGGAAAACCCCTAGCGTTGATTTTAAAGGCTTTTTTGGTACATGGCACGATTCTATTATGCTATATATGTGTAAAGCACAATAAATCGTTACAGTGTTTTACAGCAACTTGCAAAGGAACGAAAATGCAACCCACAATGACACGCGATGGAATCGTTGATTCAATCGTTGACCTCCTTATCGACGCGAAACGCAATGACCGCGATGTGTACTTGGTCTACTGTGAAGCTGACCCCGACTTTACTGTTGAACTCGATGACTACTCAATCGTCATGCGCGTTAAGGGCGCTCCTGTGGCTTACACCGACCAAACTGTTGACCGAATGCTACCGATTCTCTCTGCCCCTATTTTCGATTACAAATTTGACGATGACCACGATTATGGGGATTACCACCCCTATGGCGACCCACAAATCTAACCCGACCAAGAAAGGAAAAACCATGTACATGACACCATCCGAACAAGCTGACGAGCGCAGAGCGCAAGCCCGCCTCAACCGCAGATTCGCGGCAGAAGACCGCTATCTTGCCCGCCTTGCTAAGCGCGAAGAACTAGCCGACCGAATGATCGGGGAATTGAACTCCGGCAAGCTTTACGTCTACCCAGTTGGCGGCAAGTATCGCGAGGGCACTCGCTCCGAATTAATCGCTTTTCTCATCCGCAATAACTACGCATAAACCACGCCCCTTCGGGGGCATTTCAACCAAAGGAAAAACCATGACCAACCACCCCGACAAATCTCACTTCTTTGCTTCATCCGTTTGCACTTGGATTACCACCAACGAAAAGCGCGACCTACGTCAGCTTATCAAGCACATGGAAAAAGAGGGTAACCCTTACAACTTGTTTTTTGTGCCTGTCCCGCATGACGCTGATTACGAGATCAGGGTCTATCAGCCGCAAGTAGAGGGCACGCAATGGGCGGGTTTCTTTGAGCCCAAAGCAAAGCGTTAAGCAATGCCTGAAGCCCTCCGGTGAGGGCTTTGGAGATTACTTCACCACCACAAAGGAAAGACCATGCAAGACAAAACCGAAACCATTTTCTATGCCCTCAAGACGCTGATCTGCTTCGCGGGTTATGTCGCCTCCGTCCTTATCGGTCAGCCGTCCGAAGTACTGGCGACTGTATCCGCGATGTCTGCCGCAGTTTGCGCCCTCTTTGCCTACTTTCAAATCGACTGGAGCTAAACCATGTACACAGCACAAATCAACGCACACGGCAACGTCATTGTTTGCAAAGGCGATGTCGTCCGGAACTCCTACCGCATCATTTTCACCGGTTCTTATGCCGAATGTATGCGCCTCAAATTCGAAACCATCTAAAGGAAAAACCATGACCGCCATTGTCCTAGACACGCCCGAAAAAATCGCCCGCTACCGCCTGTTGACCCTCCGAGCCGCCTTGCGGCTTGAGATCGCGGGAATGAAAAAGCGGGGTACATCCGCTTATCAAATCCTCAAGGCTGAGGGTTACTCAGGCACTCGCGCCCAAGTACTTGAGCAACTTCACAACCACTTAGAAGCAACTAAATAAAGGAAAACCATGTTCACATATATCGCGTTCTACAAAGGCAAACAAATCACAGTCACCGCCTTGCGCTCATTCGATGCGCAGGAGACTGCCGCCCGCATTTTCAAAGCCAAGAAAAGCTATGAAGTCACAGTAATGCTAGCCGCCAAAGATGACGAGCCAGTAATCCACCACCCCGCCACAATTTAAAGGAGACCATCCGATGAACTCGCAACTTGCAAACCAAATCGCCCGCGCCTACGACCAAACTTTGTATCACTCTAAGTTTTTAAAGACACCCAAAGATAACGCTCAATCAATGCTTGAGGGACGCACCCACTACGTTGACGACAACACCCTGAGATTTTTTGACTGCCGTATCAAATCCGCACAGCCCGCGACCTTTGGTCTGTTCTACCGCATAACCGAATCGGTCAGCCTTCCAACTGGCGGGCGAGGCTTTAGAACTGTTCTGTTTGATCTTGGCGGGCAAGTTGTTTACCGCCCCGCTTTGGAAGAGATGGAAGACAAAACCGAAAAGGCAGAAAAGGCTTTTTATAAATGGTTTGAAACCTTCGACATTCAGACCTACTACTGCGACCAAATTAGAGAGCGCATCATCCGGACAAACCGCCTTGCCGTGATGCTTGAAGACGCCCTGATCGCTTTAAAAGACGAGGTGACCGCATGAACTACGCACCCGCCTACATCATTTCCCAAGGCTACAAATTCGAGCGCACAAAAAGCAGCACCCGCGCGAATTCTTACCGCAACTGGCTAGCCCAAGCCACCGCCAACGACCCCGCCAACCGCTTGGAAATCATCCGATTGTTTGAGATTGGGAGAGCCGAGGCACGATGACCACCTGAAGCCCTTATGCGAGGGCTTTGGGGGGTAATTGTCCCCGCAACAAAGGAAACAACATGAACACACGCACACGCAAAACACCACACGGCTACATAACCGAGACCAATATCTCGCTCAGCGATTCAATGCAGTTATCGCTAACCACGATGAAAAGATCATCCGGTCAGCTAACCACGACTGCGGTTGTCGCCATTCGCGAGGGTCAATTTTTCTCCCACCGAGTCTTTCACGACTACAACAAAACGCTTTTGACGAGCCGTGTCGCCCGATGCACACCCAAGGCATTGGAAACCCAACACGCCCAAGCTTTACAGGCTTTGGACGTTATCAAAGACACGATAGACCACCATTACGCAACTTTGAATTGAGGAGATCATCCGATGAAATACGAAACGATAACAGTTAACGGCTATTGGAAAGACACCAAAGAGCCATTCAACGGCATGACTGTTGCCCTTGGCGAATGGGACGGCAAAGACGATGCCGAGGACGAACGCATTTTCTTTTACTTGGACGGACTACCCGCGCTTGGCGAACATTCCGACTTTGTAATCACCGAAGTATTAGAGGAGACCATCCGATGATTGAAATTATCAAAACCAATGACGGCTACATGGTGCAACACATGGACGGAGAGCTTGAGGGTGAATGCCTTTGCAACGAAAAGGGTGACAACCTTTTTGATAGGTTTGCCGAAGCCGAAGATGTACTTTGGAAAGCATTTGACAAGGATCAGACCTTGATAAGCGATACCCGCGCCTTGTCGTATTACACCGACAAGCTAGCTCAACATGGTTGGTATGCGCCAGTTATTTTTAGCGATCAAGATGTTAAAGACCACCTCAACGGAGGAACGGAAATCATAGATATGCCATCCGATGAAATCATCAGAAGAGCTTGCGCGCATGTGGCACGCAAATACCCATTTGATGATTACACGGACTGTATTCAATGGGCGGCAGAACTTACGCGAGATGTTAACTGGGAGACTAATTAAATGAAAGTCTGGAAAGTAAACCTAGATATTTTTGTCGTTGGCGATAACAGGCTAGACGCAATTAGCAACCTAACGGAAGAACTGGATTACCTTTTCCAGTTAGATAACAAACTGCAAGCCTATTCCGACCCGATACACGCTGAACTTGAACACGAAACAGAGGATTAAAAATGAAAGTAACTATTGAATTTGATCTGCCCGAGGGTCAAGAGATGCCCAAGGTTGAGGACATTTTGACCTTGACTAGCCCCGATTGGTACACCGAGCGTTGGCATATTGACGATGTTAAATCTACCAATGAATGGCTAACCGATGACCAAGCCCGACAAATTATTGAACTCATGTACAAGCACCACGATGCCACCATTGGTGTGAACTGGGACTTTATTGACACCCTTGTAAGCGAAACCTTTGAAGAACCCGAGGAGAACGAAGAATGAAAAGCAACTACGACCGAGCCGTTGAAATATACGAAGCCAAAGGACAGTCAGCCGTTTTCGATGCAGTCTTAAACGGAACATTGACCGCGACCTCATGGCACAGATGCAAACCTTGCGAGTGCAAGTCACCGCATGAGGGTGCAACTTGCCTTGTCTGTGGCACAGAGAACGACCCTAACGAACTCAAAGCCAAGATTGAAATACTGTTAGATGACAACCATCCGGCAGAACTAGCGCGATTGACTGGCGCGAGCGAAACCTTGTGCCATCAGATCGTGCATCAGATTTACAGGGACGGAGGCTTGCTTGAGCCTCAGTACTGGGAAGCCGAGCAAGTAGGCGACATTTGGGCTATCTATGGCAAGACCTTTGCGGGTGAATACATAGATGCCAATGGCGACTTTTTAGCCTTCGATACTGAAGAAGAAGCCAACGAATATATCAAGGAGTCCATCCGATGAAAGTTTATGAACTGATCGCCCACCTCAGCGAACTGCCCCCGCACCTCGATGTAATGGTCTGGGACGCAGGAAACCGCTCAGGAGTTGCTAGCGTAGATAGCTCATTTATCCATGACGAACAGCCGTTCGTTGAAATCAACACAGATACAGACGATTAAGGAGACCATCCGATGAAACTAGAACAAGTCCGCAAGATACTCATTGATGCAAATATTGACTTTTGGGTCAACGATACTGACAGCACTAAATACATTCATGTCAACTTCGATGCCGAGTTTGAGCCAACAAACGAACAAAAGGCATTCATTGACGCCTACCTAACTTGCGTTGCAAACGCATCAGAGGAGGAGTGCATAGCCTTTTTTGAAGAAGATGCACCTAGTGATGGCGATGCCTTCACAGATAACTATGGGCTTTGCACCTACTCAACCATCATGGACGCATGGTGTGTTTGGCAAAGAGCAATGGACTACGCAAGGAGCAACAAATGAAAACCTACAAAGTACTGGCGCAGTATGTGACCTACGTCTACGAATTCATTGAGGCAGAGAACGATGAGGACGCATGGGAAAAAGCCCACGCACTAGACGGAGGCACGTTCAAGGACTCAGGCTATGGCAGTTGGGATATTTATAGCGTTGAGGAGGAGAAGCAATGAACTACCAATCCGCCTATTGGGACGATGAGAAGCTAGACATATTCCGAGACCTAGAACGCAGAGCTTTTGCCGAGGGTAAACCTCCAGAAGTAACCGACTTGTACGGATTTATTATCGACACCCTCGAAGAACTTATTCAAATCAAAGAATCATTGGAGAACTAATCATGGATACAACACGCACCTACCCACGCACCTTAGCCGAAGCATTTCCAGACGATCCAGAACACCGAGCCCGCTATGGCTGTGCCATTGAAATCATTAAAGGACGTCCGACTTACTGGCAGGAGACCCTTCAATTCGCAGCTGTATGCCTTGCAATTGGCTACTGTTTAGGCAAAATGTTTTGATGAAACACAAAACCTTGTTTGCAATCTATCTCGTTGAAGATGAATCCGGTTTCGTAACTGTCAAGTCTGACCACATCGGGCACGGCATGATGAGCTACGAAATCGGGTTAGAAATACTAGCCAACCTCAAGATGGCGGAGAAGTTAAACCCCGAAATCTTGAGCGTTGACCACATGTACTACTCAGACCAGTTTCAATGAGTTCACTAAGCTTAGACCAAACCTTAGCAGACCTATGCGTTGGTGAGTATCGTTCGCGTCCTCACCCACCACGTCACTCATCCAATACTTCCATCCGATCTCCTTCGCGACCCTCTCTCCTGTCCCGCTTTTGTCGTTATCCGCAATAACGAGACCATCCGGTAAGCCCTGAGCTACCTTCTTCATATTCCCCGCGCTGAAGCAAACATGAATCGTGTACCTCCGGCTCATCTTTCTAAGTGCCGCCTGTACAGACAAGGCCGTAGCGTATCCCTCACACAGAATGTGAACGCCTTTGTTGTCGATGATTAACTCTGCATTGCTAGTGCGCTGACCATACAGAAACTTCTTTGAGCCATCCGATTCGATTAGCTGACATCCGACTAGGTGTCCGTCCACCCGCATGGGTACGACCAGAGTTTTCTTCCCATCATGCCCCCAAACCCTATCTTCTGCGCCTTCGAAGCCCTTGCTCTCCAAGTACTCATGCTTGCCCAAGACTGTCTCGCCCATGATGTAAGCAGCTCGCTTGACTGCCTCCGCCTGATCCGCCCTGCGCTTTGCCTCGACCAACGCTAAGTCCTTGGCAATCTTCTGCCTGTCGATCTTGATCGGTGTCTCTGGTTGCCACAAAGATACCTCTGTATCCATCGCATGGTTCTGCACAAACCCATGATCTCCCATGAACTTGACCGCCCCGTTGCGCTTCTTTGGGTGGTCATCCGTTGGATACCTACGCCACACTCCGATAGGTGGTGGAATGTCGATCAGAATCCCATGCGCCCTGCAAAATGAAATGAATTCCATTACCGCATCCTCCGAATCTGTTTGATGTACCTATTGATGCCGTCCTGTACGAACTTTGTCACCTTCGCATCCGGCATGACCGGTGTATCGGCTAGCATCCTTGGCCAGACACCAAACTTTTCTTTGTACACATTCGCAGCTCGACCCTTCGACCAACCCTGATAACGGATATACCAGTTCAGCATCGACCACCAAATCTGCTTATCATCACGGGTCATCGTGCCAGTCAGCTCCTCCATTTCACCCGCCACAGCTTCGACCTTGGTCTTTCTCTGACGGATATGCCCGCATGACTTGCACATATCAGAGTTCAAAGGCCACAAAGCACCACACGCAGGACACTTAGCCGCTTCTTTCTCACGCTCGGTAGGTTCTTTCTTGGCCTTCTCCGCCCCGTCATCTAGTTCATTAACACCACCACCGAACACCTCGTCCCAGTCCTCACGGAAACGCAGATAGTTACCCGAGTGGTCAAGCCAGACCGCAAACTCTTTCCCCTCATGACCACGCATGACGCGACCCATCTGTTGAATGTGAGAGGACAAGGACTTAGAGAAAGGACGAGCAGACACTCCGATCATCACATCGGACACATCGAATCCCTTGGTAAGAATGTCGGTAGCGATTAGGCCATGTATCTCTGTGTCGGGCTTGCTGAACTCCTCGATCACATCCTTCTTGTACTGATCGTCATCCCGATAGCTGATGTTGATGAAGTTATAGCCACGAGCACCAAACTTCTCAGCCAAGTCAGCACCATGCGCTACGCCAGAGCAGAACACAATCGTCTTTGCCGGCTTACCAAATATCTCGTGAGTCTTTTTCTCCCACTCCACCACGATGTCACCGGTGATCTGCATACCACGCTTGGTAGTCTCGGTAGGAGACCATTCGCCTGCCACCTTCTTAGCCCCCGCCATGTTGATCTCTTTGGCGATGAACACCTTCAAGGGTACGAGTACCTTGTCATCCACCAGCTCTCGTGTCGTGACAGTAGAGACCACATCCTCATAAACCTTGGCTAGTCCCTTGGTGAATGGCGTAGCACTCAGACCAATGACACGAATGTCTGGATTGTTCTTGATGAACTGGACTGTCGCGTCCCGTGTCTGATGTGCTTCGTCAATGATGAGTAGGTTCAGATTAGGGAACTCGTCCCGTCTTTCCAAAGTCTGAGCCGAGCAGATTTGTATCTTCTCTGACGGCAGATTACGCCAGTGACCTGACTGCAATACGCCATGCTCAATCTTGTACTTGTCTAGCCGTTGACTGGTCTGATCGCACAGAATGATCCTGTCCAAGATCATCGCGGCACGATTGCCCTTCTCCTTTGTGGCTTCGAGCAAGGCAATAGCCATCTCTGTCTTGCCTGCCCCCGTTGGTGCGTAGAGCATCAGGCTTTTCTTGCCCGATGCAAACCCCTTACGCAATGCCTCTAGCGTAGCCTTCTGATAAGGCCGTAGTTCTAATCCCATATTGTTTCTCCAGCTACCCGCACACAAGCCTGCGGGCTTAGGCTTTATTTACTTCTTAAGTTGTCTCTGCATCGCTGCAATTTGTTTCTTCATTGCCGCGTTCTCGTTGAGCAATGTGTCACGGCTAATCCGTGTTGACTTCAACTCCAACTCTAGCAAACGAATGTCCTCACGCAACTGCGCAATCGTGTTCTCAGCTAACTTTTTCTCTGACTCGTCAGCCGCATAGACTGCCACCGCCAGACGATCCTTCAGCTTGTCGTTCTCATCTGCCAACGCCTTGATAACGTCACCGCTGTGGTCATGCTGTGGCTCATCTGTCTCTGGCTTTTCGTACTTGGCTTTGCGCTCAAACACTTTGCCGTTACGCTTGACCTTCACAACGTCAGGCTTGACACCACCGCGCACAGTCTCGACCAAAGTCACAGACACACGACACGCCTTGGCAATCTCTACGCTGTTCCAGAACTGCCACTCGAAGTCATCGAGCATAGCCTGCACCGCGTTGCGCTTGTCCTCGTTAGAACGATGCCGTCCGTTCTCTGCGTTGACGCTGAATGATCGGAGGATCGCATCACGCAACGTGCCGTTGACAATCTGTACTTCGATGTCCCTGATGCCGGCCTTCTGGTGAGCAAAGTAGCGGTGAAATCCGTCAGTCAAGTAATACTTAATGCCGTCATAGTACACAAGCACAGGCGGGAAACGTGAGCCACTCTTGAGTGCTTCTGCGTATTCATCTACCGCCTCTTGAATGATCTTGACACGGGACTGTGTGCCACCGTCAATGGTGAGTTGATTCAGTTTCATTTGCCTTGTCCCTTCATTGTCCAACCCACTAAGAAGTAGATCCACTTTGTATTGATGTTGATGTTTGCATATCGCTTGCCGTTCCAGTCCTCAGAAATGTTCCGTCCCTTGGTGGCCATATAGGATTCAAATGCTTGGCGTGCTTCGTTCATAGTTTTGCTTTCAAATAGTTAATCTCGCGTTGGTAGTGGGCAATCAGCTCCTCCAACATCTTGCTGTACTTCTTTTCCCATTCCAGTTTTGCTTTAAGTTCTTCCATGTTTATCTCCTTTGCGCTCTTCTAGTCCAGCAGTTTGCACATATCCATTTGCTTGGTGACATCTGGATACCGCCCTCTGGTGGTTTGATCTCTTTGCACTTGCCACATTCCTTGAGTTGGTGGTGTGGCTGCTTGCTCCCAAGTGTTAGTTGTTGTGCTACAAATCCGTTCATTCTTCTGTATCCCAAAAATCTTGAGGCCATGCCAGCACGGGTGTTTCAGTACCCAAGTAACCGCCCTCTATGTTGAACTCAATAAACTCTCTTGCTTCCTCAGCATCCATGCCGTCTCGCATAAGAATCTCCCGTATCTTTTCAGCGTCATAGACAAGCACGTTGACTTGCTGTCTGTCACGCCAGATCATTGCGGGGCCGATGATCGCTTCGTCATATCCGTCGTACTTAATCATTTCTTCATGTTCCTTACAAAGATGGCAAAGCTCGCAGCTGTGTCGCCAAAGGGTAGCTTCTCAATCTCTTTAGCTACCTCTTCGAGTACATCATTTCTGTCAACGAAAGGAACGTACTCACGCTTTGGAAAAGCCTCGCGGTAGTTTATGTATTCCTGAATGTCATCGTCATCTTCTTTCATGCTTCCTCCTTATGTTTGAATCCAAGTAACTTGTCCAATCTAATTGGTGCGCTCTTCTCTGTTGAGTTGAAGTTTCCATTCATTCTTGGACGGAAACAATGGATATACAAAGATTCCAGTCTATCCATGACATCAGCCTCACATGGGATGTATGCGTACCTGTCAAATGTTTTATCTGAATGCTGTGCAATTCGCGCATACACATTGACTGACTGGCCGATATAGACAATCTCATCGGCATCTATCAAGAAGTAAACGCCTGTCGAACGCGCCCAAGGTAAAGATGTTTCAACAATCTGTTCCCTCGTGAGAAGTGCTTTGTTGGTCAACTCACACGAAACTATGCTGATGCTCTCCTCATGTACCAAATTAGCTAACCTGTACTCTAGGTTTGCAATTTCTGCTTTCAATCCACCGGCATAGACCAAAGCTTCCTGTCTAGCCGCTTCTAACTTTTCTTTGTTAGCTCGCCTTGTAGCGTGTGACTTGGCTGCTATTGCGCTTCGTTCTTCTGGTGTTTTAAGTTGCATCGGTGTCATTTCTTATCCTTTTTTTTCATTAGCTCCGCCCAATCGTGGCCTGATTTCCAACCATCCTCAAACCCCGCAGTCCACGCCCGATCCCATGCCTGACACCACAGCTCGTAGTAGCCGCCATACAGTGGGAAACCTTTGTCAAACAAGCCGTGCTTAACTAGGTGTTTCACATCCTTGCGTTTAATGAATGCTCCCCATGCCTTGTCACGGGCTTGGTTGTAGATGGGAATGTCGTCAAGCAAACC